GGGAGTTTACCCTTTTTACAGGAGCAACTCTTGTATTGCAGCCGGGGGATACTATAAAAGTTAAGGCTACAAGCAACAGCGCAATGAGGCTGGATGCTGCCTGTACTGTAACTGAAACTTTTATTCCGATTGGATAAGAACATGGCTAGAGAGCTTACAGAAAATCAACAAAGGTTTCTTTCAGTACTCTTTGAAGAAGCAAAGGGTGATTTTGTACAAGCTAAAAAGCTGGCTGGCTACAGTGATAACTATTCCACTAAGGACATTGTGACTAGCCTTGAGGATGAGATCGCTGAGCTTACCAAGAAGTTCATTGCCCATGTTGGAGTTAAGGCTGCATTCAGTATGTTTGAAGTTATGAATGATCCAACTGCTCTTGGTAACAAGGAGAAGATGACTGCGGCTAAGGATATCCTAGATCGTGGTGGCTTCAAGGCTAAGGATGAGCTTAAGGTTGAGACTGACACCCCACTGTTTATTCTTCCTGCTAAAAGCAGTGATTGACAAGCATAGTTATTTGTAGTATAAGTTTCACATGGCAAAAATCAAAAAAGAATGGAAGCTACCTAAACCTACAGATCATGGTGACCACTTCGAGTGGAAGCCAGTCGTTCGCATAGGTAGACAAGTACCCTTTGGGTATGTAGAAGACACAGAAGATAAAGATGTTCTGCTTCCTGTTGTTAAGGAATTGGAACTTCTAGAACAAGCAAAGAAACACCTTAAGCGTTACTCATATCGTGCAGTAGCAGCTTGGCTTAGTGAGCAGAGTGGAAGAGTAATCTCTCACGTAGGTCTGTATAAGAGGATTAAACTTGAGTACAAGCGTAAGACAGAAGCTGCAACACACAGATACTTTGCCGAAAGGTACAAAGAAGCCATCTCGAAAGCCGAAAAGCTTGAAGCCAGAGTTGGTGGAGCAGCAACCAGAGGTGAAGCTGACAGTACCAGCACAGCCGAAGCCACAGCAGATTGACGAAAAGAAGGCTAGAGAAGTAATCTTTAAGCCTAATGATGGCCCTCAAACAGCCTTTCTTTCTGCTGATGAACAGGAAGTTTTGTATGGTGGTGCTGCTGGTGGTGGTAAATCTTACGCTATGTTAGCAGACCCTGTACGCTTTCTCAACAACGAACACGCTAAGATGCTTCTGGTTCGTAAGTCTACGGAAGAACTTAGGGAACTTGTGTCTGTTTCGAAAGTGTTGTACCCCAAGGCTATCCCCGGAATTAAGTTTCTTGAGAGAGATAAGACTTGGGTAGCCCCATCTGGTGCAACACTCTGGATGAGTTACCTTGATGCTGATGATGACGTTACTCGCTATCAGGGTCAAGCCTATAACTGGATTGGTTTCGACGAACTTACTCAGTGGGCTAGTCCCTTTGCTTGGAACTATATGCGTTCTCGTCTACGTACTACCAAAGCTAGTGGCTTGAAGCTATACCAAAGAGCTACAACTAACCCCGGTGGTGCTGGACATGGTTGGGTAAAGAAAGCTTTCATTGATCCTGCAAAACCGGGTAAAGCTTTTTGGGCCATTGATCCAGAAACAGGTGAGATACTTAAGTGGCCAGACAATCATGCTCGTGCTGGTGAGCCATTGTTTCAACGCAGGTTTATTCCTGCTACTCTTTATGATAACCCATACCTTGCCGAAGATGGGATGTACGAAGCTAACCTGATGTCTCTACCTGAGCATCAACGTAAGCAACTCCTTGAAGGCAACTGGGATGTAGCAGAAGGTGCAGCATTCTCAGAGTTTAACCGCAAGATACATACGATTGAACCTTTTGATATCCCAAGTAATTGGCCAAGATTCCGTGCAGCAGATTATGGTTACAGCTCTTATAGTGGTATTGTATGGTTTGCTGTTGCTCCTAGTGGTCAGTTGATTGTGTATAGAGAACTTTATGTATCTAAAGTTTTGGCAGAGGATTTAGCTGACCAAGTACTTGAGGCAGAGTACGGAGAGAAGATTCGGTATGGTGTACTTGACTCTTCCCTCTGGCATAAGCGTGGTGATACTGGCCCAAGTATTGCAGAGCGTATGATCCTCAAGGGTTGCCGTTGGCGTCCCGCAGACAGAAGCCGTGGGTCACGTATCGCAGGCAAGAACGAGATACACAGAAGACTGCAAGTGGATGAGTACACGGGTGAACCCCGTATGGTTATCTTTAATACATGCCGAAACCTGATCTCTCAGCTACCCTCTATACCTCTCAGCAAGTCTAACCCTGAAGATGTGGATACGAACTCTGAAGACCACCTCTACGATGCTCTGCGGTACGGTGTAATGACTCGCCCAAGTACTGGCATGTTTGATATGGATACAAGCTACAGCAACTATGATTCTCAGATTGCTGATTCTAAATTTGGTTACTAACCTAGACGGGAAATGAAGATGGAAGAAGACAACCTCTCGACTGATGGCATTAAGATGCTGGCTGTAGAAGATACCTCTGGGGAGACACCTCTAGATAAACCTGCTGGTGGTATCGTAGCATATGTTGAGGAGCGTTTCAGTAAAGCAGAAACTTCCCGTAAGACAGAAGAGACTCGCTGGATTACCGCATACAAAAATTATCGTGGTATCTATGGTGAAGATGTAAAGTTTAACAACGCGGAAAAGTCTCGTGTATTTGTAAAGGTGACCAAGACTAAGGTGCTTGCTGCCTATGGTCAAATGTCTGAAGTTCTTTTTGGTAATGGTAGGTTCCCAATTGTTATTGACCCTACGACCTTGCCAGAAGGTATAGTCGAATCATTCCACATTGAGACTAACGACGAGGTTAAGAAGGCCGAGAAAGCTGTTGGTATTGAGCCACTGCTTCCCGGAGAAACCATGCAGACTTACATGGAACGTATTGGTTCTATGAAGAATGAACTTGGCCCTATTCAAGAAGTTCGTAGTGGCCCCGGTATGACTCCTACACAGGTCACCTTCGAGCCTGCTATGATTGCAGCTAAGAAGATGGAAAAGAAAATCCATGATCAGTTGGAAGAATCCTCGGCAAACAAGCATCTTCGTGCTACTGCTCTAGAGTGCGCCTTGTTTGGTACTGGCATCATGAAGGGGCCATTTGCTGTAGATAAGGAATACCCCAAGTGGGATGATGAAGGTACCTATTCACCAACCATCAAAACTGTACCAATGGTATCTAATGTATCCGTTTGGAACTTCTACCCTGATCCAGATGCACACAATATGGAAGAGGCTGAGTACGCTATTGAGCGTCATAAGATGTCCTACAGCGAATTGCGTAAGCTAGGCAAACGCCCCTTCTTCCGTAAGAATGAGATTGAGACTGCACTTAAGTTTGGCCCTAGCTATACTAAAGAGTGGTGGGAGCAGGCAATGGAAGACTCTGCTCAGCAAGTTGCCACTGAACGCTTCGAGGTTCTAGAGTTCTGGGGTAATGTCGAAAGAAAAACTCTTGAAGAACACAAAGTCGATATCCCCAAAGAACTGAAAGACAAAGACAATATTGCTGTAAACATCTGGCTCTGCAATGGCCGTATCCTACGTCTAGTCCTTAACCCCTTTACTCCCAGCATTATCCCATTCTATGTTGTTCCTTATGAGGTCAACCCTTACTCCATGTGGGGTGTAGGCGTTGCTGAGAACATGGACGACACTCAGACTTTGATGAATGGCTTCATGCGTATGGCTGTAGATAACGCAGCACTTAGCGGTAACTTGCTGATTGACGGCTATTTTTACCTTGATGATATTTTGCAGGTTCCGATTGAAGTAAACATTGTCGGAAACCTTCTAAGCATAAGCACAAAAGTATCTGGTAGGTATGATGAAACGAACTATTCATCAATGCTTATCTTATCGGATTCTGCCTATGTTGAAGTATCAGAAACATGCATAAGTGGTGTTCTGATAATCAACCAACGGTTCACAACAGGCGGTTCTTATCCAATGCCGCAAAATGCCCCATCAGTTCAGACTGCATATAACGCAATGCTAGGCAAAGCTGTCGTTCTTACTGGTGAAGCTAATGCAGCAATAAAGAACTGTCTTATCCTTGGTTTCGCTTTTGGCGTATGGTCTGACGACGACGCAAAATGTTACTTTGACAATGTAGGTTTTGACTGTACAGCTCCGATAACATTGGCTGGAACCAACGCAGAAGCCTATGCCTCTGTTGCTGATAACTGTATTTTCTACACTTACATGGCAGAAGTAACAGGCGTTACTATTACAAGGACAGGAACGACGTCAATAAGCACAACCAATACCATGACGCTGAACAACTGCTCATTTGATCGTAATGAATACGATGTTTACGCAGAC